ATATTTGTTACCAACCTATATTGAAATGTCCACATTGCAATGAATATATACTTATTGAAAAAATCAATTGTGCAATATTTAGACATGGAACATTAAAAAAAAATTTAAAACAAATTGACCCACATGCGTTGAAAGAATTATGTGATTATTTTTTTCAGAATAACTTAATATATGGTTGTGGTAAACCATTCAAAATTGTCTTGATAAATAATATTTATGAAACTGAAATTTGTGAATATATATAATTTTATATTTAAATTAAATATTTAAATATAAAATAAATAATATAAATAATGAAGATACTGTCAACAGCATTAATGTTAGTAAATTTAATAAATATAGGGTTTAAATATGTTATGGAAACAAGCAAAACATTTAATATTGATGAATCTCACGCTTTAAAACATAGTATGGAAGTATTTGGATTTGCCAAAAAAATTTACGATAGTGAAGTTAAAGCAAATCCTTATTTAGAAAATCAAAAAGAAATTATTTATATGGCTGCTATTGGACATGATATGTGTGATAAAAAGTATATGAATGAAAAAGAAGGCATAATTAGATATAAAAGCTATTTAAACGATTTAATGGTGCCAAATGATTTGGAGATTATGTGTAAAATTATAGAAACAATGTCATACTCAAAAGTAAAGGTAAATGGTTATCCTGATTTAGGAGATTATCAACTCGCTTATCATATTGTAAGAGAAGCAGATTTATTAGCAGCTTATGATTTGGATAGATGTATAATATATAAAATGTATCATAATAATTATGATTATAATGTAGCTTTAGAAGACGCATTTAATTTATTTGATAACAGAGTTTTTACAATGAGAAAAGAAAAGCTATTTAAGACAAACTATTCAAAAATAGAATCTCTAAAATTACATAAAAAAGCTATCAAAGATGTTCTAAATTTAAAAACATTATAGAATTAAATCTATTACAACTGGATAATGGTCTGAATCATATTTACCACAATATTCATCATATTCATGATATATAAATGTATTAACAATATTTTTTTTTATTAAATCAGTAACAAGAACATGGTCAATCATAGAATAATCAAATTTAGAAGCAGTATTGCAATTATTATCTGAATCCCACCAATCGCTATAACGCTGGCTTTGTGGAATTGTTTCAGCAATACTTTTTAATTCATATTTATTTGCATAGTTGCCGTGTAACCCTTTTAAAATATCTAATACGCTTGATGTAGGTTTATTACTATTCATATCTAAAACCTCTGCATCATAATCATTAAAATCACCAATCATAATCACTTCATAGTTTTTATTTATATAGTCATATATAACAGATTGTAAAATGGAGGCTTGTGCTTCACGCTGTGCACATCGATTCGTTTCAGTTGGAATAGCTATTAAATGAGCTGAAATAAAAGCTACATTCATACCACTAAATTCAAATTCTGTTATATAATGTTTACTGACTCCTGTAGAACTGACTGAACCTGTATAACCACATTTTGAACCTGGTATAGGATAATTATATTTTAATTCGGTTCTATACAGTGTTTTTAATGGGTCTACGCGAGTTAACATTCCAACATTTTGACCGGTTGCTGTGTCAGTGCCTTTTTTTAAGTAAGGCACATAAGTTCCATCTAATTTATCTTTTAACATGTTAAGCTCATCACAACCTTCCACTTCACAAAAATTAATTATATCAGGATTAATATTTTTTATTCTTTGAGATACAAAATCCATATGTTTTAATGCTTCACTTTGATTTTTCCACGTGCATCCATCTCCTGGACAATTCATTGGGCTATAATAATCAACAAATAGCCATTCAACATTATATTGAACAAGTCTTAATTTATTTTTATCTTTACGTCTGTCACCAATAGAACTAACAATAGGACATTCCGTATCAGATTTTACTATACCCAAAAAAAATAAAAATAAAAATAATATTTTTAACATTCCTTATAAATATTATTTATAATATAAATTTAATTAAAGTTTAATACAATATATTTAAAAATTGAATTTAAATATATTAATATATATAATATATCACAATTAATATGTTACCAAAACTTGTACCAAAACTTGTACTAAAAATTATACCAAAAGTAACAAGTCGTTTGCCAAATATAAAAATATTTCCAGAAATAAATTTTAAATTACAGTTCGATGGATGCAGTAAAAATAACCCAGGATTATCTGGTGCTGGAGCAGTAATTTACAATGACGGTAATGAAATTTGGGCGGAGGATTTCTTTGTTGGAGAAAAAGCTACAAATAACTATGCGGAATATGCAGGATTAATATTAGGTTTAAATCAAGCTATTAAAATGAACATTAAATCACTACATGTTGAAGGAGATAGTTTGTTAGTGATAAATCAAATGCAAGGAAAATACAAATGTAATTCTCCAAATTTAATAGAATTATATCAGGAATCCATAAAATTAACTACAAATTTTGAAAATATATATTTTAAACATATTTATAGAAATGAAAATAAAAGAGCAGACCAATTATCAAATATAGCTGTTGAAAAATATTTAAAAAGTATTGCTTGTGGATATTAATTAATTTTCAAAAATTTACAAAGGTTTAAAAAAAATTTTTTGTTAATGAGTTTTATAGTTAAAAGCTTATAAGGTTAATATTTAAAAGTTTATGAGGTTTATATTTTAAAAAATCTATTTCTTTTTTTGTTGTTAAAAACTCTTTATCTCCATATATATCTTGTAACATTAACCATTCGAATAATCCTCCTGTATAAATATAAACATCATAAAATCCTAAAGAAGCAAACTGATTATATTTTGTATATATTTTTTCATCATTGCAATTTCTTCCATATATAATAATCTTGATATTCTTCTGGCCATTCTGAATTAATTTATTTATTAGTTCTACTTCTTTTTGAATACAAATTGTATTTTGTATTAGACATAATTGCTCATTTTCGTTGAGAGTATTAATTAAAATATGAGATTCCGCATTTTTAATTACATATTGAACATCTTCATAATTTACTTTTCTGGCTGATTGAGTATTACCCATTATAAAGGTAATTAAAATATTTTTAAATATATTTTATACATTTAACTTGAAAAATTAATTATTATTATATTATTTTATTATTTTAGAAAAATCTCCATTTCTATAGTGAAAAATTAAAAAACTTATTAACCCTATAACAACATCTATTAATAAATATATCCATGCATTCCTATTACCAATAATGGCATTATATGCAAATAAAAAGTATAACAATGAATGTAATGGGCGTAAATTATTCCACCAGATTTTTTCTCCAAAAACTTCTGCACCAGTTTCTCTTGAACCAGTTAAAAAAATATACATAAAACCAAATGATATTGACAATGCCAAATAACCCATATATTTTAGATATTTTGTTTGAATATTTTTGGCAATAATAACAAGTAAAGAACGGCTCCCTATACAACCAATTAAAAATAATAAAAATCTTTTTTGTAGATTATCCATATACTTACTATATATTAATTATATATTAAATATTTAATGAAATTGAACAACAATTTCTACTTCTTCTTTTTTAATACTTTTAGTAGCAGATATCGATAATTCTTCTCTCTTTTTTCTTGTTTTAGAATTATCTGTAATAGTTTCTTTTCTCTTTGATGTGCTATTGCGACTATTCATATCTTTTTCAATAGTATCATAATTATCTTCAATATACTCAATTACTTTATTTTCAATCGCCCATTTAAAAAAATTCAATTGTCCAATGGTAGTTTCAATACATGTATCATTTTTATATGGAATACTAATCCTTTCCCATCTGCAAAATGGGTCAAATCTTTTTTTACTATATGCTTTTAATTTGAGCTTATAATCAAAATAAACTTTAAAACGTCTTGTTGAACCATTAGTTAAGACAATAGGATATAATGTATAATATTTTTTGGCATAATTTGTTGCAAACCAGTCTACTATTCTCAATGATATTTTCGATTCTCCTGTAATAATTTTTAACATACGACTCAAATAATTGTCTTCTTTATAAAAATCCATTAAATTATTTAGCAATAATTCATTCTGCGTAGTATAATTTATAGAACTGTTCATTATGGTAAAATGTTTAAAACTTATTTAAGTAGTTTGCATTTCATAATATATTTTATATTTTCTATTGAATATATTATAAAAACTAAATATATAATGTCAAGTTTATATCAAACATTTTTTGGCCCTTTAGATAAGAATTCTTGTCTTTATTTTTTTATATTATCATCATTTTTTCTTATTGTATTAATATTTGTTTTAATTAAAGAAGTTATCTATGTTTTCAAACATTATAAATCATTAGATTATATGATGTTTTGGAAAGGATTATTAATTACCACAAATATTTTCCTTGCATATTTTGTAAATCGTCTAATGTATACTATGTGTACAAAATCTTTGATGTAAATTAGTTTTCAGTAGTATTTTTAATACGGTCAATAGTTGTGTTTACAGGTTTTAAAAATTGGTCTCTTACTAATACATCATTTACATAATTATTTTCACTTAAAAAAGGGTTAAATCCTCTTTGTTGAACTAATTGTCTATCAGATATTTTAGAATCTAATTCTTCTCTCTTATTAGATATTTTAAAACCTGAACCTGATAATGTTTGGTTTAAAATATCCCATGTATTTTCATCATGATTCAAAGCTGTAGTATATGCTGCTGTTTCAATCTCTTTATTTGCTTCTTTGTTTTCTATTTCAATTATATGTTTTAATCTTCTCGACCTTTCATATGGTTGTCCGTTTGTCCATTTCTTCTCCATATTAATAATATATTTATTAATTATTATTAATAAACTTAAATATCTTGTTTGACCAGGTTTAATTTTTTAGTAAATAAAAAATTTTCATCGGTTCTTCTTCTTCTTTTTAAATTACAATCTAAACATGCTAAATGAAAATTATCGTTATTGTGACCATTGTCATTATCAATTCTATCTACAGACCATTGTTTCATCTCTCTTGAAATATCATATAAAACTAACATTTCACAGTCACAATATCTACATTTTAATTGCGCTTCTACTAATTTAGATATTACATTCTCAAATGTAATAAATTTTTCCTCATTTAAAATTTTTTTTAAGATGTCTTGTTGTTTATAATTGTAAATTTTTTTATTTATTTCTTGAATTATTTTTTTTGAAACTTCATTTTGATTTTCTTTATTTAAAATATTTGTTAAGTTTTTTATTTGATATGTATATTCATAACATTCATTTTCAAAATTCCAATTTTTTGTAACTATTCTTTTTTTTATTACTTTTTCATTATTATTATTTATTAATTTTTTAAAAGCATATCTATTTGCTGTGCCAGATATTTCTATTTTTTTTGAATCTTCCATATGATAAATTATATAAATATTATATTTAATATAATATCGATATAAATATTTATTGATTAATTAATATTTTGTAAAATTGAGTTAAACTCATCTTTCTATAATATATATAGATAACATGGAAGAAAATACTAATGTAACTAATGTAACTAATGTAACTAATGTAACTAACGATGAGTGTCATGAACTCAAAAATATTAAATATAAGACTATGTTGTTAAATGGTAACCCTTTACAAGAAACTAAATCATCAAATGACCTTTCTAATCTTGAAAAATTTTTGGAAAATGAAAAAAATAACAATTCCAATGAACCTTGGTGCAAATTAAATAAGACAATTAAAACAAAGAAATTAATTGAATATGTTGATACATATAAAATAGATAAAAAACTTGATGCAGATGAAACAAAAAACCTCGTTTCTTTTTTAAAAGATTGCTTGGACAAAAAAAAACTACAAAGGGTAAAAGATGTTATATATGATAAAATAACTGGTTCTGTGAAGGATATACCTGCTTTATATTATACTAAATCTAATAAACACTTTACATTAAAAAATATTGATAAACGCGTTTCAACACTAAAATCATTAGCACCAAAAAACAGTCAAAGAAGCATCAAAAATAAACTGGAAACACTTGTCAATAGTAATGATTCCGAATCTGATGATGAAAATTAGAATAATTTATGAATTATATTAAAAACAAACAATGAATACTATATAGCGATGTTTATTTTTGATTTAGAAGATTTAGAAGATATTCTTAACACATTAGTATTTGATGATGAACCAACTATTTTTTCAGAAGACTATGCATTAGAATTGATTGAAACTGCCCTACATTTAATGGAAGAATTTATGAATGAAAATCCACATATTATATCTGAACAAGATTTTCATGAAATTATATTAGATGAGATAAAAGAAATATTCTATGTTCAAATGGAAGACCATATTTTAAGAAGCGATTATATTGAAGATGATTTAAATGATTTATTAGAAGAAGCATTACACATTTTTATTATTTTATTTAATCAAGAGAGAAGTTCTGAAAATTCATTGTCTAATTATAAACAAATAAGCAATGATATTATTGATTTTCTTGAAAAAAAAATCCAGATATTAAGAGATATACCACAAGAAGAACAAAGAACCGACGGATGGTATAAATTTCGTTGGAATTTAATTACAGCCAGTAATGCCTACAAAGCTTTTGAATCACAACACACTATTAATCAATTAATTTATGAAAAGTGTCAACCATTAAAAAAAAATGATGAAGAATCTAATGGAGAACAAGTTAAAATGGTAAATACAAATACACCATTGCATTGGGGTCAAAAATATGAACCACTATCTGTTTTATTATATGAACGCATGTATAATACTAAAGTGGAAGATTTTGGCTGTATTGCACATAGAATATATAAATTTTTAGGGGCTTCACCAGATGGTATTAACGTAGACCACAATTCTGAACGTTTTGGACGGATGTTAGAAATTAAAAATGTTGTTTCGCGTGAAATCACTGGTATACCAAAAAAAGAATATTGGGTTCAAATGCAGCTACAAATGGAAGTTTGTAATTTAGATGATTGTGATTTTTTAGAAACAAAGTTTATTGAATATCCAGATACAGAAGCTTTTTACAATGATTCAAAAATACAAGAAAACGGTATTAAAAATTTAACTATATCAACTGATGATAAAACAAAAGGTATTATTATGTCTTTCCATACAAAAGAAGGTAA